GAGTACTTATCATTGTACCTACAACATCTCTTGTAGAACAGATGTATAAAGATTTTATAGACTATGGATGTCCTGAAAAAGCCATGCATAGAATCTATTCTGGTAAAGATAAAACATTTGAAGCGGCAATCTGTATTAGTACATGGCAATCAATATATAAATTACCAAGAGATTGGTTTGCACAATTTGGTATGGTAGTTGGAGATGAGTGTCATGGATTTAAATCTAAATCGTTAATGTCAATTATGAACAAAGCATCCGAAGCTGAATACAGATTCGGAACAACAGGTACATTAGATGGAGCTCAAACACATGAACTCGTACTCCAAGGATTATTCGGTAAAATATATCGCGTCACCACTACAAAATCATTACAAGACAACGATACACTTGCACAGTTACGGATTAAGAGAGTTGTCTTACAGTACGATAGAAAAGTACGTAAAGAATTTGGTAAAAGAACTTACCAAGAAGAAATAGATTTTATTGTAAGCAATGCACATAGAAATAATTTTATTCGTAACCTTGCTCTTGACCTAAAAGGCAATACACTTATACTCTATAATTATGTCGAAAAGCACGGAAAGCCTATTTATGAGCTTATAGATAATAAAGTAAACGAAAACAGAAAAGTATTCTTTGTAAGTGGTGATGTATCAGCAACAGACAGAGAAGCAATTAGAGCCATTGTAGAGAAACAAAAAAATGCTATTATTGTCGCATCTTTGGGTACTTTTAGTACTGGCATTAATATTAGGAATTTACACAACATTATCTTTGCTTCACCTTCGAAGAGCCAGATTAGAGTTCTTCAAAGCATTGGACGAGGATTAAGAAAGTCAGATAATAACGAACCAACTACATTGTATGATATATCTGATGATATTAGTTGGGAAAAGAGAAAAAACTACTCACTGCTTCATTCCTTTGAAAGGCTTAAGATGTACCAAAAAGAGCAATTTGATTATAGTACAGTTCAACTAGAGATAAAGTCATGAGCGATTATAAACAATTTAAGCTTACTAACGGTGACGAAATGATATGTGAACTCGTGGCAAACGGTGACGAGGATTCTACTGCAGATGTTATTATTCGTAGAGCTATGAAAATTGTAACAACTGATGATCTTGAAGAGAACATTAGGTACTATACACTAAAACCATGGATGTCATTTCAGGATGACACCACAGATCTCGTTGCTCTCAATTCTGTGCATATCGTAGGTGAATCAACCCCATCAGAAACAGTTATGTTACATTATGCTGCTGCACTTGCAGATGCTGATAGATATAACAAAGTCAAAAAAGCCGGCCTTACTCTTCAAGAAATACAAGAAAAAATGCAAGAGCTAACAGAGGAAGAGATGAATGCGTTTCTTCAAGCGAAGTATGATGAAATTTCAGAAGATTCAGACATGGCAAATGTAATACAATTTAAACCGAAAGGCACAATGCATTAATGGCTTTTTTAATTCATCCATTACCACCTGAGAATGTATTTGTTCGTAAAGAATATCTCTACGATCTCGAATATGGTCATGGAGAATTGACACCCGGAATTTGGATCTCAGTGAAATCAACACAATATAAGGCGCTTTACTTTGAAACACTTCTTACAGAATATGGAGCACTATATGACAAACTTCCTTTGTCAGCGTTCGTTTGGAGAACAGATCATGGTGATCTTCCTCTTGATGTTCTGCAGCTTTGGGATTGCTTTGATTACGACTTAACTGTTACCGAAAAACCGATACTAAGTCGGTGTGAGTTTTTCGGCAAAGACAAGAAAATGCACGCTGGGGAATATATGTTTACAATTGACAATGCTCACCGAGATAAATCTACAATAGACATAAATTTTTCGGAACACGATCCAGAACATAAAAGCTTTAATATTATAAAATTGGATAATGGACAATTTGCAGCTCAACCTAATAACAGAGTAATATTCCGAGATTCAAGTCTTACACCATCGGATTTGAAACGACCAGATTTTAAGGTATGTACTCAAAACTATCGAGTAGAAACAGAACCAAAATGGTCAGTTGGACATACTGATGAATGGCAGTACAAAACCCTCGACGAGGAATGAGTACTCTGCCTCCCGGAAAACTTTATAGTTTATTATATACTATCTGGCAAAAAAGTACACAGTTATTTTTCAGTTTAAGAGCAAAATAATATTATGTACAAATACAACTGATTAGTATATAATTACTACATAATGAAAGGAAGCGACATGGCACGAACAAAACGCGCAAGCATACATTACGTAAATAATGCCGAGTTCTCACAAGCAGTTGTTGACTATGTAACAACCGTACAAGAAGCCAAGAAAAAACAAACAGAACTTCCCATCGTACCAGACTATATTGCTAGCTGTTTCTTACGAATCGCTGAGGGTTTGTCTCACAAATCCAATTTTATTCGCTACACGTATCGCGAAGAGATGGTCATGGATGCAGTTGAAAATTGTTTGAAGGCTATTGAGAATTATAATCTCGAAGCTGCTACTCGTACCGGTAAACCAAATGCTTTTGCTTACTTTACGCAAATTACTTGGTATGCATTTCTTCGACGTATTGCAAAAGAAAAAAAACAACAAGAAATCAAATTTAAGTATCTTACAAAATCAGGTATTGAGAACTTTATTGACAACGATCTTGGCGATGACATGTCACAACAGGTTGTTGGTGCATTTGTCGATACACTACGTGATCGTATTGAAAAGGTACGACATGTCGATAGTGAAATTAAAGAATTTGCTAAAGAAGAAAAGAAACGCAAACGTACAGTAAAAGCAGATTCAGATTTATCGGAGTTTCTTCAGTGAAGGTAGCAGTATTAAATGACACACATTGCGGTATACGTAACTCTTCCGAGATCTTTCTCAACAATTCAGCCAAATTTTACTCAGAAGTCTTTTTTCCTTACTGTCAAGAAAACAGGATTGAACAAGTCTTACACCTCGGGGATTATTACGACCACCG